TGTTAAAGTTGTCATAGTTGGTTTGTTTTTGATAAATCAAAGATAGGGTATGATATATACACATTCCAAACATTTTGCCAACTATTTTTAAACTTTGTTATGAGTGGCAAATATAAGTGATGAACGGCAATTATACGAATGAATACCTACCATTACCCCTTTTAATGCTGAAATTAGACCAAGCCAAAGCCAATGCCATAACGCAGTCATCGTGAAATCCGCTAGGTGCAGAGTACCTTACACCATTTGCAGTGAACTGATATTCAAAGACTTCTAGTTCATTTACTATTACTCCATTGGGAAATCCTATCCTAGCCTGTTGAATAGTAGTTGCTAGACCCTCCATAAGCTGCTGCTTAGATTGGCTAGTAAACTTTAGACCTTCTACCATTATCCCCTCCCTTTTTAAATCTTCTGTGATAGGGTCGCCTACACCTGTGCTATCTATCAATATAGGGCATCTAGGCAGCCTTTTAATATTCTCCTTAGTGTTATGCCAATCCATTTGGAACCTGTCAAAATAAGCCACATTGCCATCATTATCTAGACCTATTATAACTGTATGGTCAACAGACTTCGCAAGGTCAATGCCAAATGCAACTATTGGTTTGCTGCTAATAGGCTTAATACAATTTTCAATAAACTTGTTACCGAATGGGTTTGCACTATTTTCAGCAGGGTTAGCCATATACTCCTGCTCAAATACAACTTCAGGTAATTGCAATCTAGCTTCATCTATTTCCTGTGGGTCAATATAAGGATTATCATAACTAGTAAACTTAAACGATGCCCAATCATTCTCACCTGCCTTCATAAACAAACTATAAAAGTAGTTCTTACCTCTAGGAGTAGATAAGAAGATTGCTTTGCCTTTGTAATCAGTTAGGGTTGGTCTAATACTATTTTGCCATCCTGATTCTAAATCAGGGATAAATGAAGCCTCATCTACAATAACCAAATGAAACTTTCTGCCTCTAAGATTATCTAATCGTTCACCTGTGAAAAACTCTATCTGTCCACCATTGGGAAAGTCTATTTTAAGGTCAGACTTATTTTTAGGCAATTCTAAACTCTCTGTTAGTTTAGCAAAGAAAACCTTAGCTAATCCATAAGTAGGGGTTATATAAGCAACTGAAAGCCCTTTAACGGCATTTGTAACGGAAAGTATCTGTGCTAGTTCTGATTTACCAAATCTACGACCACACATAACCACGATAAATCTCTTTTCACATTCTAGGATTTTCTCTTGGTTTATGTGTGCTTCAGGTAGAAATATTTGCATTAGAGAATTGTTTTACCTTTCACAAAGATAACTTCAATCTTATTATCTGATTTAATATCCATTTGTTCTTTAGGCTTACCATATACTCTAGTCAGTAAAGTTTCTATTGAATACAGGCTGCCTTTGTTCATTGAGTTTAAAATAGCCTTGCAAATGGTTCTTTCTAATGCAGTTGCTAACACATCATCTTGTATAGATTTTAGTTGTTCTTCAGTCATAGCCATTAAATTTTGAATTGTATCATTTACTTCAGATAATTTATATCCCTGCTCAATTAATAAGCTAACAAACTTTTTAGGTCTGCCATTTGGATTTGCTACTTCGCCTTTTTTAAACTGATGTTGTATTATATCTTGTGCTGCCATCGTGCTATTATTGTGCTATTATTTATCTAATTTAGACTTAAAATGTTCACAAAGTTTATCCATCTTACCAAGATAATATGTCATAAAATCTTTGTAGCCTTCGTTATCTTGTTGATAGTTTATATATAAAATACCTCTTAATCTTTGTGATGGGGTCTTGTTTACTTCTAAGTCTGTTTTTATAGTATCTATGTTATCTAGTTCATCTTGTTGGAATGGTTCTTCTTTGATAGCTATATAGCAGAATCTTTGGTTCAGTTGGAATACCTGTGCTGCATCATTAGGTGTTAATTCTTGCGTACCAAATGTTACTTTAACAGTTTTATCTTTTCTAGAAGTTAAGCCTTCTATTTGTGCAGGTAGTATTATCATTTGCCTTGCCCTCTACTTGGTTTAGGTTTTGGAGAATGTTTGTTATAAGATTTCTTTGCTTGACCTCTTTTTCTTTTGCCAAATGAAACTTTGGTTGCATCACTTTTACCTTTTGCCATCTAATTTATCTTTATGTTTCTTTTTTAAAAATTCCATATGTGTTTTAGTATCACCCATAACAATATGACAATATCTGCATAATGCCATAAGATTATCTATTGTATCACCTTTCTTTGTTCCCCCCATCCCTCTAGCCTCTATATGATGTATGTCAACTGCTCTAGCACCACATACTTCACAAGGTATAAACTCATCTAGGATGTAACCAAAATGGGAACAATATACTTTAGTATGATTTTTTATTTTTTATCTATTTGTTTAAGTTTATTAATAGCCCATTCAATGCCTGAAGTACCACCCCAAGCATCCCACATTAAACCACCACACCCCTCTGTATATGGAACATCTTTATTTTGTTGTTGTCTTTTAAAAGATGCCATTCTTGCAATAGTATCTCTAGATATGTTTTCTTTATTTGCTAATTGGTTTGCCCTTGCCTTACCAACTGCAGTACCACAATCACCCCATCCGTTTTCATCTGCCCATTTTAAAGCTCTCTTTGCATTATTAGTAGCAGATTCAGGATAGTCATTATAAGTTTGTTCAAATTCAAATTTAACTCCCCTTGCTTTTGGTAATAAATTAACCTGTGTTATAACATCGGGATTATTATCCGTATGAATTTCTATACCTAAAGAATCTATCTTTGCAACCTTTTCTCTATTTGAACCTGTGGCATAAACCATATCACTTGGTATATGTAATTCCCTTGCAACAGTTAGCATCCCTGATTTATCGTGTCTAGCTGATATTATGTAAACTGAATTACCTGCTGCTATATCTCTTTTAGCTTTTTCTTTACCTGCATCTGTGCTTAATACCCCATCATAATCATAGCTAACTTTTTTACCTGCCATCTTACCACTAGCTAAAATAGCTGCCCAAACTTCAGCAGCTTTATCTTGTGTGTCGTAAATACACGAACCTGTACCTATTCTATATTTTCCGTTGCTACATTTATATATTGGCATTGCCTATCAATTTATTATAAATAGCAAATCTTTTGTTATTTATGGTGTGAAGGTTAAAATTGGTATTACAATAATCAAATAGTTTCTGTCCGTATTCTATCCTAGCTGCCTTATCAAATGTCAATAGCTTAATCCATTTGTACCAATCTTGTTGGTTATTTGCATAGCATACAGGCATATCTTTATAAGGATGCACATTACTAACTATTGCAGGATTCTTCTTTGATGCAGTTTCTAAAACCTTTAGATTAGATTTCATTGACCCAAACTTATTCTCTACTAAAGGGATTATACTTATATCAGAATCTGCATAAGCACCCATATATTTGCTTATCTCTGCATAGTCATAGATAGTTGGATTTAACTTTAAGCCATTAGTAAATACTCCTATCATTCTATCCCAAAGATGTTTTTCTCCTAGATTATATCCTGCTATTACTGTTCTAACAGGAAAGTTTATTTTCTTCATTGGGTTACGAAGTATATCTAAATCAGGAACGTGAGTTCCACTACCTGACCAAAACAATCTAACCATATCAGATTCTAGTTTATTATCTTGGAACTGCTCTTCACCATAAGGTAAAGCATTAGGAAGTATTTCTACATTAGGATTAAATTTATAAATCTCTTCAGCTAGTCTTTCGTGCGTACAGGTACAAAGGTCTGCCACTCTCATATACTCTGTAATAATTTCAGCTATGTTACTTTCCCTGTATCTCTGTGCTAAGACATGAGAAGGTGGTAATATCCAATAATCATCATTATCTACAATTAGTTTAAAGTTATATTTCAACTTCATCTTTACTAATAACTTAGCATCTGTTGCAGCTAAAAACCTATTAAATAAAACTATGTCATAGTTATTATCAAATACTGCTTCATTAATTGTATCAGTAATCATACAATAGTCTTTCTTCATATTGACTAATGGCATCATAATTCTATGATAACCTACCCCACTAAATTTAGTTGTAATTGCTAGTATTCTCATAGTGGGATATAATATGACTTAGTTCCATCTGCATAACTAGATACATTTTTTGAATGAAGTGACCAAGTAGCTTTGACTAAATCTGATTTGCTATATCCATATTTGTCGCCACCATTTTGTTCTATATGCGTTGCCATTCCATTTGTAATAAATTTTGTATGTAATCCTGCAGCCCTAACTCGTGAACAATAGTCAAGGTCTATTGCTCCGTATGGGTCAAGTTCTTCATTAAATGCTCCAACTTTTATAAGTGTTTCTGCGCTTATTGTAAAGTTGCCAACTAAATCTAATGTATCATTATCAAATCCCTTTACTTGTATTGAAGAAACTCCAATAGTTTTATCTTGCATAAATTCATTTCTGATTGCCAACCAATTATCAGGTTCAATTATATCATTAGCCATTATTGTAACATAGTCTATTGCTTTTAAATTAAATCTTCTTAACCCTGTATTTATAGCATTAGCTATGCCAACTTCATTAACAGTTGTAATAAAGTCAATTTTTAATCCTGCATTTTTTACATTATATTTTAATGTATCAAATTCATCAGACTGAAAGTTTAAAAATATTATTGCGTTCATCGTGGTTTATTTTCTCCTAGTTTTCTAGCAGGAACTCCTGCATATTTTGTATATGGTTCTGATTCTCCTTTAAAGAATGCGCTTGCTCCAATCATACATCCTTCTTTTATATGTGCGTATTGATGCAATACTGCGTTTAAACCTATGTTAGAATTTTTATCAATAATAGAATGTCCGCCAATCTTTGCACCACAGCTTATCGTAACATTATCATTTATTTTACAATCGTGTCCTATATGTGCGTGCTTCATAATAAAACAATTATCAGCTATATATGTTATTTGTTCTGTACCTGCATCAATAGTAACTAATCCTGTGATTATATTATTATTTCCAATTAAAACTTTACCAGAAGGTAAACTCCAATACTTTTTATGTTCTGCAGGGTCGCCAATAATACAATAAGCACCAATATAATTGTTATCACCTAGTATAACATTATCACTAATGATTGCAGTAGGATGTATATAATTAGCCATTCTTTTTATTTTTTCTTTTTTTAATTATAACTTGTTCAGGTTCAACCACTTCAATAATTTTGTTCTCTATTGGTAAACTTACATAGTAATTATATAACCTCATAATCATTTCCATCCTACAACCTGCGCACCATATCGTTAAAACAAATGTAGGATTTAAATAAGTTCTATATATATGCTCATACATTTTTAATATAGGCAAATCTAGATTTCTTACATAACCACTTAATGCAGTTTCGTAATTTATATAATGTTCTTTTAAAAATGCTCTATGTTCTAGTTCCATATTTTATACATTAATGTTTCAGTAATTGCACCTAAATAACCTGAAATAAATAAAACAGTTGCTATATCTACTATTAGTTTAGGTGAGAAATATAATACGACCCCAACCCACGCAGCCAAACAACTTCCACAACTGAAAGGTTTGAAGTTGACTTTCCATTTGATGTGAAGGTTGTGGATAGAATTAAAAAATAATGATGTACAGACACTTGTTATAATTATTTGAATCATTTCCGTATGTGTTTTTTTAGTTCAGTTTTAGTTTGTTTTAGTGTTCTTATAATTGACATATAAGGTATTCCTGTTTTTCTACTTAACTCCTTTGCATTCTTATTAAAATCAAAAGTATATAAATTTAGTATCTCTTTTTGATACCAATGAAGGTTTTCAATTCCATTTTCCATAATATCAATGATATTATTTTGTTCTATCTCTACCTTTTCATTACCCTCATATTCAGTATAGTTCCTATATTTTTTCCAAAATTGACTTCTATCTGATTTAATCATATTCAACATAGTGCGAACAATATAAAACCTAATTTCTTTTCTTTCGTATAGACCAATTAGCTTCTCTTTATCCATTTCTAACAAAACTAAAAATACTTCAGCTTTTAAATCATACTGCAATTCTTCAGGTTGCATCTTTGCAAATGCTTGATTTACTTCATCATTTAACCAAAATTCTTCTATAATTTTATTTTTGTCCATTCAACTAAAGCAGGTTTATTATCTACTTCAGTACAAATATAGACTAAACTTCCACATTTCCAACAATCTGTAAATCTTTCAATCTGCTCTTTACTTAATTTATCACCTAGTTTTTTTACTTCAACCATAACATATCTTCCTTCAGAATCATATCCTTGTAGGTCTGCCCATCCTTTTTCTATCGTTCCTTTTCTTCTACCATAAGGAATATTATTAACTCTATTTAATCTTACTCCAATATAACCTAAGTTTGTTTTTGCCCATTGGGTAAGTTCATTTGCTGATATGTCCATAATTTGTCATAAAATTCTTTTGTAAATTTGAGCCGATTAATTCCTGTAATCGCCTCATTTCTGCTAAAAAAACAATCTATAAAATTTATTGTATAGCACCATTTTCTTGTTCCATATTCTAAATATTTAACTTGGTAAACTTTCAAAGTATTTTTTTAAAGCTAGTTTTTTACATTGTGTATCAACAAATTTATCATCTTTTATTAATTTGCTAAACTCTTTTGCATCTTGTCCATACATTTTATTAAGTTTGTATTGATTATCTAGTCTAACTTCCTGTATAATTTGTAGCATTTCTTCAGGTTCAAAAGACAATTTTCCAGACTTTAATAGAATTTCAAATACCTTATCTGCGTTAAATACCTTGTTAAAGTCATTCTTAGCCGATTCTAGCCACTCTTTTTGGGTAAATGATACTATATCCTCATCTGACAATTTAGGTGGCTCTATTTCGTTTACAATCGGTTTTACCATTTTTCGTACTTCATTGGCTTTTTTTGTATAGGCAGCCATCACTTGCCCTATAAACTTTGGACTAAACTTTTCGTAATGGTCTGTACTGCAATCTAACTTACCTTGTACTGCCATTTTAAAAGCTATTCTAAATTCCTGTATCGTGTATAGTGGATAGCTAGTTCTAATAAAATCTTCAATTATAACCATCTCTTCTTTATCAGGATAATTTTTAAATCCTAACAAAGTAAAGATATATGCTAAATTTTCTTTTAAAACTATTGGTGAAATAAGGTTTAATTTATCACCATTGAAAGAATTTAGAATCTCATTATCAACTATGTATCCACTCTTTAAGGGTTGCCATTCGTTGTTGACTTGCAGCGGTTGAGCTAAATGTTTTTGTATTTCCATAATTATTTTTATTTTTTAACCAAGTATTAATTCTGCGTTTAACATCAAAAAACTTTTCACTTTGATATCTTAATTTACCTTTTGAATTTGCCTCAGTCCAATATTCAAAAAATTCCTGATAGTTTTCTAAAAGTAAGTCTTTAAATGGAATTAGTAAATTTTCAAATTCCTTTATATATATAAGTGTATTATTAATAATTGTATTATTATCCTTCGCCTTTTCCGAATACCCCCCTTCGGTATTCCGAATACCCCCCTTCGGTATTCCGAATACCAAATTAATTTTTAATACTCTCTTTTTTACCTGTAATCCTTCATATATTAAAGTACTTGTTATATACTTTTTTTCTACTAATGAATTAACTATTTCACTTATTCTAGATGAACTTAAATTAAAAAAATCTCCGAAATATTGATTAGAAGCATAGCAACCTTCTATATTGTCTAAGCTATTAATTTCTACTAAAAGTAACTTTTCCATCCAAGTTATATCTTTATCTATCCAAATTTCTTTTGGTATCCATACACCTTTAAAATCTCTATTCATAATAAAAAAGCCCTCGGAATTGCAGGTAATTGCAGTACCTACGCATCTTCGGGCAATAAAGTTTAATCTTTAAGATTCTGCAATAATCTTAATTCTGTACAAAGGTATTATATTTTTTGATTTCATTCTCTATTTCATTAATTTTATTTTTATACCAATCTTCAGTAACCATCAAGTCTTTAGCAGTTGAAACATTATAAAGAACTGTTGTATGGTCTTTTACTCCTATGTATGGAGCAATCTCATTTAAAGATAATGAAGTATGTTTTTTTAATATATAAGCTGCAGCCTTTCTAGCAAATACTGTATTCTGCTTTCTATTTTTAGCTAATACATCTGTATCAAAAACATCTTCAACTAGTCCAACTAAGTTCTTCATAGTTACCCTATTGTTATTCCTTGTCCTGTCATCCCTCTCTATTAGATTATGTGCCACTAAAGTATCTTTTAGTTTTTTTAAGTTACTCTTTTGTGCTAAATAATAATCTATAATATTTGTTTCTATTGATTGCATAATTAAAATTCTAAGTCATCATTTACTATTGATTTGGATTGTGTTTCAGGCTTTACATAATTATCTTCATAAATTTGAAAGTCAGGCTGATTATCAGCCTTTTTATATGTGTTGACCCACATATTATATTTTTTACCTTCAATAGTAAAGTTAATTACTTCTCCTTTTGATGTGGTTTTTTTCCATGCACCATATTTCTTTTTTTCTTCTGACATTAGTTTTTATTTTTTAAAAGTGAATACTTTGCAACATATTTTGTATTGCGTTTACTTCCTACATTAACAATATCTGTTTTGATATTATGTCCTTCATCACGAAGGTTAAATACTATTGCAGCTAATCTTAATGTACCATATTTTCTTAATGCCACTAATGGTGTAAGTGGTTCTTTTTTTAGGTGATTAAGCACCTGTGTTTGTTGACTCATTTTTGTTTGTTTTTAATTTTAGAAAAATTGTATTGTTGGTTTAAAAAATGTGAATTATTATTAGTATTACTACGGTAATTGCTAGAAACTTTTAATTGCCTTGACCATTCATTATATGTTAATTTTTTTTCAGGTAAAGCTATTTTGCTTATTTTAATTCCCCAAATATTTTCCATAGTTATTTGTCTTTTAATTTTTCTTCATCAATTTGGTTTTCTATTTTTATATCCTTTTCAAGTTCTTCCTCCTCTTCTTCTTCCCAATCACAATGGTCTAAGCAATCAGGACAAATGCCCATTTCAGGCATAGTAGTATGTGCGCCGCAACAAGTAGAGTATGACATAATTATTTAATTTGATTTTGATTAATAGATTTTAAAGCCTTGTTATACTGCTCTGAAGAAGTAATAGCACTTATCTTTATACCTACCTTTGATTTCATATCTTCATCCCAAGTAGTATTCTCTAGTAAAGATATTAATTCCATTCTTTTAACCTCGCCTACTTCATCTTTATGTTCATTATTAGCATCTGCATCCTTTGTATCATCAATGGCAAATAAACCATTAAGAGCATACTTTCGTGCATAAGATGAAGCTGCACCTGTTATCTGTGCTGCATCCATACCTTTTTTTACTTCTTCTTCTCTAGCCCAACCATTAACAGAGATATGATTATCTGTATCATCTAATAAGGTTGCAGTAGCCTTTATGTAGATTCTATCACCTACCTGTACTACTTCATCACTTACTACTAATGCAGTACCATATTTATTTAATATTGGTTTTACTGCCTCTATAATGTCCTCTGCACTTCGGTATTTATATTTACCAAAGTTATTTGTTTGACCTTTCGGTGCTTTTAATTCTGCTTGAATTTTTACTAAGTTCATAGTTGTTTTTTTTAATTTAATATTCATAGTTTTCAAATACTTCAGTAGTATCACTTAATCTTATAAATGGTCTTGCTATTTTTGGTTCTATTTTAGCATCAGGATATTTAGCTTTGTAATATTCGCTATATTCTTCCTTAGCTTTTTCGTACATTATATAATATTCTGCCTTAAAAAATTTGTGGCAATTCTTATATTTCCATCTCCAATAGTTTAGGTTGTCGCCTAATTTCATTAATTGATAGTCCATTAGTCAATAGTTTTAGTTTCTAAAATTGTTTTAATCGGTGATAAGCTACCACCATTTGCAAGGATAATAAACTTTTCGTAGGCTTCCTCTTTAATAGAACTTCCTGATTCACTTACAAAGAAAGAATCAATCGTTGTGTAATAAAAAGTCCATCCTCCATTTTGTTTTGTTTCTTGTACAAATTCTACTTTTTTCATAATTTTTTTAGTTTGTTTATGAAGCAAAAATAAATGTTATCCTCGTATTATCCAAAAATTATACCCAATTTTTTATGAAATTTTATAAGCGGTAAATATAAATGATAAACGGTAATTGTCCGATATTTTGTCCGGACAGATAACCGGACATACTAAAGAATTTAGTTAAATGCTGCCATCCTGTAATGGAAGGTCTATTGTATCATCTATTTTTCTATATCCCTCTTGCCAAAGGATTTTAGTTAAGATTATGCTTTTTTTAATTATAGTTTTTTCACAATCTTTAGGATTAGTCAGATGCATCAGCTCGTGTATTAAAATTTCCATTGCCTTTTTTCCACGCAGCCTTTCATCAATCTCTATTACCCCATCACTTGATGAAATTCCATAAGCCTGCTCCTTACCAAGTTTTCTATATATAACTTTAATTTTCACGATTTTAAAAGAAGTTCATCAGGTCTTTCAATCTCTTTTACTACCATCTTAGTACCACCTCTAATCTTGGCTAGCATTCTACTTATTTCATTTTGCAATGCACATACTTTTGTAAACTCATTTACTAACCAAATTTCTTGTTCTTGTATTGTCATTTTGTTAAAACCTTTTGGCATTTTCATTTTGTCTAGTTTTTATTATTTTCTTTAAGTAGATGGCTAAATCTAAGGCTTCTTCATATGCATGTTGCAACCATTGCTCTTCTGATAGGTCTTGCCTGTCCATAGTTGTTCCATACTCTAATTTGCCTTTCTCTTCTCTATATAGCAAATCATCTATTATTGAATACATTAGTTTACTCATTTGTCAGTTTTTGAATGATATTTATTGCAGACCTTACATTTGTACTGAATCCTAGTTAAACCTGTTGCAGTTGTAACTTTATTATTTACAATTAAATCTTTTGCATCTGCGCCACATTCAGGACAACTTCCTCTGTCTTGACCAAATATTACTCCGTAATGTGTTTTAGGTATCATATGTCCTCTTAATGCTTTGAATACCTGTTCAAGTAATGTTACATCTTTCTTACAATACTTAATCATTTTGTCCATAGCGACCTTATCATTCTTTAAAAGAATGTCTTTCCATAGATTATATTCTGTTTTAATCTTACCTCCTAAGCCTAAGAACTCTGCTATATAATTTAACTTATTAGATTGAAATCTGAATTTAGACCTAGCTACTTTTAAAGTATCAATGGTAACATAATTAGGGAACATATCTATGTGATGAAATAAACATCTTGTACGAATCCAAGCTAAATCAAACTTATCTCCATTATGTCCTACTAATTCATTTGCCTGATTTGCTACTAATATAAACTTAGTAAGCATTGTTTTATCATTTTGTTTACTATCCCAATTTAATGAGTAAACTTCCTTTTCATCTTCCCATTTATAACAGATGCAAATTATTGCTCGTTCTTTTATTATGTTATCTGTTATAATATTTTTTTTGTAACCTGCTTCCCAAAACAATCCAATGTTAGGACTTGTTTCAATGTCAAAGAATAATCTTCTCCTTTTGGTTTTTAGCATTAGTTTTTTTTGTAGTATGTTGTTCCATTTTGTTTATATCCTATTAAAACTTCTTTTCTGTGCCTATCTGAATATGAACAATGAACCCAATCAGGGTTTGTATCATTGCCAAATTCCCAAATAAGTTGGTCAAATGGAAGTTTGTCTTTTATGTAATGAAATATTTGTGAGTTGGTAACATCATAGCTAGTGCCATCCATATCAATATCAATAGCCTGTCCAAATGAATGTTGTGATGTATTAGCACCCCCAATTTTGGCATTTAATTCCTTAGACCTATATCCACTTGAAATAAGAATAGGGCATCTAAAATTGGCTCTAATAGGCTCAAAGATGTTTTCAGCTAATAATTTAAGATTAGCTATGTGTTCAGGTGGTGGCATATTTGATATACCATTTCTTTTAGCTGATTCACTACGAATTAATTCAGCTAGTGTAAGATGTTCGCTAAGGACCATAAATATCTTTTAATTATGATAAATCCAATTAAAGACCCAAATAAGCCCCAAAATCGCCACTTCCATTTTTTGCTAGTAGTTTTATTACTTTCGCTAGAATCCTTGTAAAAACGCACAGAATCCATTATAATGCCTATCCTTCTAGTATCTACTATATACCCTGTATGAATTTCGTGAACCTTAACTGTCTTAACTATAGTTTTAGGTGCTTCTTTTATGGTTATGTATTCAACCCCATTGATAGTAACTGTATCTCTTTTATAGTTAGTAATGGTATCAACAAGTAAGGTAGTGTCATATTTAGTAATTATAGATGTATCATTAGCGCATGGTCTAGTTTTTTCTAATTCCCTAAATACTCTTTCGCTGCTTTCTTTATCGTTTAAAATTCTTTTTTCTGCCTTTCTTATTGGATTGCAACCAAGTAATAATATTAAAAATAAAAATAATATCTTATTTGCCATACCTTGTATCGTTTGGATTTAGATAGTTTATAATGATAGGCAAAATTGAGATTATTCCTGCACTAAAACATTCTTTTAATGTTACTAAATAAATATCTCCTTTAGCTATTACCATAGTGATTATAGCTGATAGAAATACTTTTACATAACTTCCATAAATACTATTTAGAAACTTCATCTTTTACTTTTTTAGTTGCGTTATAATAATAACGAATTGCAAAAATACCTGAAACAATAGCAGTAATACCTGCTACAAAAGTTATTAAAGGTTGAACTTGTGTTAGCGTTAAAGTAGCTGCAGTCATTGAAACTGCAGTATTAACTAAGGCATTACTGCTATCTTGTGTCATTTTAATCTTCTTTTAAATCTACGACCTTAGCCTCTTTCGGCTTTTGGTCTTCTGATAACTTACCAAAGAAGTTTAACAATGGCAACCCAAATTCAGTTGGGATTTTGTTAATGAATGCTTGAAGTTCGTTCAAGTCTTTTTCGCTTAATTGTAACATAATATATATTTTTTACAAATCTATGATTAAATTTTTATTTTTTGTAACATTTTTATATGCTTGTTACAAAGTTCCATATTGGAACTAACCATTTTCTGTATTTTCTGTCACATAATCTCCAATAATTGTGACATCAATTTGTTCTGCTACCCAATTGTACGCATAGTCATTTGTAGTCCAATCTGCATAATCTTGACTTGTCATAGTCAAATTACCTTGAGATAATTGTACTTGTGTATCATTTAATAATGCGTAATAAAAAGTAGCTGATGTGCTTAAATTGTCATTAATACAATATACACTAAGTATAACTGCCGTTCCTAAGTTTAGTGGGAATACCACTGGTTGAATTTGTTTCATTTTTATTTTATTTTTATACTGAAGTTATTGTTTGCCAAGCTGCACCTGTGTAAACACATAGCTTACCAAGAGTTATATCAAATACTATTAATCCTGTTGCTGGGGAGCTGATTGCGTTCTTTTGAGTTGTTGTCATTGTTGGTGGCAAGAACCCTTGCGTTGTAGATGCTATTTGTAAAGCAGCACTTGCAACTGAAGTATTTGTTCCTATATTAACTGTTCCACCTAATACTGATGAACCTGCACTATTTAATCTTGTTAAATAAGTTGTATTAGAAGTAGGTACAGTTCCTGCCGTTGATGTTCCGTTAATATCAGTAAATGAGTTAGTAGCTGATGTGTAATATACGTTTTGAGCATTTGTTGCAGTACCTCTATAAATTCTATATGACGCTGCGTTTGTAACAGCAGTCCAAGTTAAACCAACACTTGATGTAGTTCCTGTTGTAGTCGCTGAAACTTCCTGAGAGCCTGTTGTTGTGTTTCCGTAAATATCTACTGCTACTATTTGATAATAATATGTACCTGCTGCTAAAGTACCACCTGTTGTGGAAGGAGTAGCCACAGTTGTACCGATTGAAACAGGATTTAAAGAACCTATACTCAAGTTTCCTTGAATAGCAGTATTTGTTGTTAAGTTGTTACCTATTACTGTGGTATTAGAACCATAACCTACTTGACCTCCTAAGTTATTATAAGCTGAAATAACTGCTTCGTTTGTTGCTCCTAAAGCAGATGCACGAACTCCATATCCTATATAAAGCGAGTTAGTAGTATTTGTATTTGTTATAATACCTAATCCTGCAAAAGCAGCAGCACTATTACCAATTGCAATATTATTACTTGCAGTAGTAAAATAATTACCTGCATTATTACCAACTAAAACATTGTTAAATCCTGAAAAAATACTTAAACCTGCTTGAACGCCAATTGCAATATTATTGTTACCAGAACCACCAGTCCCATTCAACGCTTGAAAACCTAATGCTGTATTACTTGCACCTGCTATATTATTCCCTGCAGTTTGACCTATTAATGTATTATTAGAATTTGATGTAATAACTGTACCTGCGTTTGAACCTACTATAGTAGTACCACTTGCTGTTGTAATATTTAGACCTGCATTTACTCCTATTATAGTACTATTACCAGCCGCTGTAATATTTTGACCTGCGTTTGAGCCTATTAAAGTATTACTGTTACCTGTTGTAATTAAAGTTCCTGCATTATATCCTATTGCAGTATTGTTTGTAGCATTTAATATAGAAGCTAAAGCACCACTTCCTAGTGATGTATTTTGAGTTCCCCCTGTTACGTTATATCTACCACTATTTAAGCCTATAAATGTGTTAGTTGGAGAAGTTCCACTTGCTCTTACTTCAATGTTTGCAGAACCTGAACTATTTTGAAAAGTAGTTGTTGCCGAACCTGCAGTTATTTGTTTAACTGATATAACAACTGTACCATCAAAGTCTGTTGAAGGTACAACTGCAATACTATTAGTATTTAATGCTTTATAATATGATGTTCCTGTAGCAGTAACGTTACCTGATGAAACAGAACCAAAAGTTATTGCAATTAAACCTGCAGTTCTTCCTGTAATCGTATAAGTAATTGCATAGCTAGCACCTGTAACCGCAGCCAATGTATTTGTTAAGTTTGTAGTATTACCTGTAGTGTGTGTAAACGAAGGATAAGAGCCTGTCCAACCTGTAGAAGTCCAACCTGAAGAAGTTAAAAGTTCAGCTCCTAATTGTCCACCATCACTTGCAGTAGTTCCTACAAAGGTTTGTAATCCGTTTAAACGAGTTGTTCCTGTTACATCTAATTTATATCCTGCATCTGTAAAAGTACCTCCTTGTTGTAAAAGCCAGTTACCATTAGAAAATACTTGAGCATTTTGAGTAGATGATGCAGCTTTAAATTGAATTCCATAAGTTAATCCCGCAATAATTGCTGTTTGACCTTGAACTAATGTTGTTCCACCTGAATATAAACTAGCATTACCCGCGCCTCTAAAGCTTGTACCCCAAAATGTATTGAAGTTATTAGTTACGGTACCAATATCATAAGTAAGGTTTGCAGTTGTAATAATAGAACCACCAACTCTCAAAGCAGCACTTGTTGTTCCTGTAAAAGCTCCTAAAGTAAACGTAGGGTTAATATCTAATCCTACTAATACATCAGAGTTTGCTGCTGCTACCAATGTAGATGTAATCTTTTTTGATATAGCAGAACCTGCAGTCGCAGTAACTGTATAGTTAGATAGGTTGCCAACTCCTGTAACCGAACCTGATAAAGTCAATGCACTCGCAATAGTTACTAAAGAACCATTATCGGATATATTAGAATTGCCTATTGCACTTGTTCCTGTAAATTTAGGTAGGGTATTTGTTGTACCAGTTCCTGTTACTGGATTAGTTAATGCATTTTGTTTACCATTAAATGTATTCCAATCTGTACTTGACAAATAACCATCAGTTGAAGTAGTTGCTTGTGCTATTGTAAATACACCTGTTGTATTATTATAACTTAATGGAGATGTAGCACTTAACCCTGTTAGAGTTATATATGCAGAACCATTAGTTATTTGATTGTTGTTTGTAGGAATAGTAATAACTCCTGTTGTTGAATTATACGCACCACTACCTGCTACAAAACTTAATGATGCTCTTGCTCTAACATCTGTATAGTAAAGATTTGTCCCTTCAGTTACTTGAGTAGTTGTATAATCACCACTTGTAGCTACAATTGCACCTGTTCTACCGAATACGCTTGTAACTGCATCTGTATTTAAATCACTCCAAGAGGCAGTAACAGTACCGCCATCTTGTTGTGTTAAAGTTAAAGTTTTTGTTGTTGTACCTGTAACTGCTGCACTATTGATTTTATCATTATAGGCAGAATTAAAATTACTCCAATCAGCACTTGTTAATAATCCTCTATTAGTAGCTGAAGCACTTGGAAAATTAAAAGTATGTGTACTTGATGCACTTGAAATATTAAAATCAGTGCCACTTGTACCTGTTGCAAAAGATTGAGTTAATGCAGTTAAAGTGTTTAAAGTAGTTATACCTGTGTCAGCATCAGTATTATTTACCCATTGCGTTCCATTGTATTTTAACACTTGCCCATTTGCAGGACTTGTTAAAGTAACATCAGAAAGTTGTGATAAACTATAATCTCCTTCAGTAGCTACTATTGCACCTACCCTTCCAAATACAGAATTGATTGTATTAGGCAAAGGATAACCACCAGAAGGTGCTATAATATTTACAACTTCTTCAGTTACGTTTATATCTATAATTTCCTGTGTTACGTTAATATCTGCCATTAGATTTTAGTTATATCTTCTTGAACAAAAAAAGTACCCCAAACATATGTTTTTACTTCCCCACTAGGAAAAGCTACGTTCATATCATATAAATAGCTTCCTGCAGCAATAGTAACCTTCTTGTTTAAAGTAATTTGATTGTTACTAGCACCACCAATGCTTATTGAACTATCAGCAGTTGACAAAGTTAAATCAATACTTGTAGCACTTGCAGTCTTTCTTACCTGAATAGTAATTGTACTACCTGATAAATTTACTGCTATATTATTTGAAGTTATAGCAAATACCTGCGCCCAAGTATCATTTCTCCATATTTGGACATTATATTGCGCAGGTCTTAAATCTGCAGTTGTTGTTGAACAAGACATATTATTTTAATTTATTTTCTAATTGTAAAATTCTTTTTTCTAATGCAGCTATTTTTATAGCATATAAATCATTATAATTTAGCATTAAAGTAGTATCTTCATCATTACCATCTATTTGTTTATTTAATGAAACTAAATCAGGTAAAATAGATTGTACTTGTTGTGCTGAATATCCATATCTTATTAATGAAGGATTGTTTTTAAAAGTATATTTAATTAAATCTAATCCATCTAAATTAATATCAGGATTAGTTTCAATAACATCTTTTAATCTAATATCAGAATAAGAACCATAATAAGATATATATATTCCATTATTATTCCAATAACCAATATCTGTAAAATTTGTAGCATTATTTCTATGTAAAAAGTGAGTATTACCATCACTATTTAGACATATTAATCTTCCTTCATAACCATTTCCATATGTAGAACCATACATACTTATAGAACCTTGATTTGCAGCATTTTCTGCAGTACCTATTTGTAAATCTTTAGACCCACCAAAGTCAACTGTTGTAAGTCTAAATTGACCTACTCTTACACTACTAGCCATTATATTTGTAGCACCTCCATTAAAATTACCTATTGCAGCATCATAACCTGTTGATGGATACATTGCTAATATAGCAACATTTGTAGCACCATTTGATACTATTTGAACAACAGGTTCTGTAGAAGTTACTCTAAACGGTGTATTAGTAGAACCATTTACAGTTAAATTACCTGAAATTGTTCCACCACTTAAAGGTAAATATGCTCCTAAACTACCTGATGTAATATAACCTGCAGGATTTGAAGAATTATATGGAGTATAACCTAATGCACTTGTTACATTAGCTGATGAAATACCTGTAATATATCCTGAAGGATTAGATGCAGAATATTTTGAATCTAATTGCGTTTGAACATTTGAAGTAACACCACTTAAATATGCAAGTTCTGTTGCAGTAGTTACATTTGCTACTAATTGACCACTAGTTCCTGTATTAACTGCCCTACTAGCAGTTAAAGAAATTGTATTTTGTTTGTTATTAAAAGTATTCCAATCTGTAGAACTTAAATATCCACTTACTGATGTACTAGCAGCAGCCATTGAAATAGCAGGAGTTGTTCCTCCACTAGATACCACAGGAGCAGTTCCAGTTACCGAAGTAACAGTACCAACATTAGAAGTAAATCCGCTAGGATTAGAAGCTAAATAATAAACGCTTGTATCTAAAGCAAAAGTTCCTGCAGCAGTCATTTTAACAAAAGAAGATGAAACATAACTTAAACCTGCTAAAGAAGTTAAATTAGTAGCTAAAGGCTGTCCACCTAATCCTGCTAAAGTATAAGTAGGTATATTTAAAACATTAGAAACTAAAGTAGCTGAACCTGAAGAACCTGTAACTGTTAAACTTGTAATTCTATTTGTATAAGCCGTATCCCAAGTTGTTTGAGATGCATTTGTTGGAATAGAATAACCAGCAGTAAAAGTAACTGCTAAAGTTCCACTTGTTGTAATTGGAGAACCAGTAATTGAAAGTCCTGTTGGAACTGACATTGCAACAGATGTAACACTTCCACTTCCTTTAGAATTAAATGTAGTCCAATCTGTTGATGTTAAATAACCATTTTGACTTGCACTTGCTGCTTGTGAACTTATTACTCCTGTTGTACTATTGTAAAAAATAGGACTTGTAGCACTTAAAGAACCTAAAGTAATATAATTAGAACCATTAGTAATCTGATTATTATTTGTGGGTATTGTTATAACACCTGTGGTATTATTATATGCTCCTGAACCTGCAGCAAAACTTAATGAACTTAGAACAATATAGTTAGAACCATTAGTTAATTGTGTATTATTAGTAGGAATAGTTATAACACCTGTTGTAGAATTATATGATGCATTACCTGCTAAAAAACTTAAAGATGCTCTAGCTAATGCATCTGTATATTGTGTAATAGTAGATGTTATAACACCTGTTGTATTGTTATAACTTATTCCTGAATTGCCACTTAAAGAACTTAAAGTAATAAAAGAATTTGGATTAGATGCTAAATAATAAGAGCTATTATCATAACTGATTGTAGTTCCACTAATCTTTATAAATCCTGTTCCACTTAATGCAGCTTGTTTTCCGTTAAATATATTCCAATCCGTTGAACTTAAATAACCATTAGTAGATGTTGTAGCTTGTGTTATACCTAATGTACCACTTGTTGTAATAGTTCCACCTGTTAATGGAGCAGTAGTTGCAATAGATGAAACTGTACCTGAAGAGCCAAACAATCCTGCAATTTGTGATAAAGCAATCTTTTTTAATTGACCTGTTGTAGAATCACCAACTACAGTTAAATCATTAATTGAAGGTGTTAAATTAGTTGCTAATTCATTTATTTTTTTACTTTGCATATTAAGGTATTTGACAAGTATCGTTTAATGAAGATAATGTTAATGAGATATCTATTTTAACACCTGCTAAATAATCAGGGTCTGATTCCGTATAAAATGACATTGGCATATTATCACTAGCTATCCAATTGTATTCAGGACTTCTAAGATTAGCCACTATATCTTGACCTATTAAAGTCATATCACTTAGTACATCTGTTTCGTTTGTTTCTTCCATTAACATCCTATCCATTACATAGATAGAAAAATTATATTGGATTTGTTTAGCTAGTATTTGTGCATCAATTAAAGTAAAAAACATAGCAGGATAAGTAACTTCTCCGTTACTTAATCTCTCCCAAACATCACCGAAATACACGAACTTAATTTGCTCGTGATTGTTTCCGAATGTTGTTATTTGTTTTACTATTTGGTTTAAGGTCATTCTTTTTTATTTTTTCTAAATAAACTTTTAGCTTATTTTGATTTTTAATGTTTGCTTCTTTACTCATGTTAACATCCTATTTTACCCTGATATTTTTTTTCTAAGTTTTTATTCTCATAGCAACTATCATCTTCTAAATATAGTGATGAAGTATAACCTTCTAAGTCAGGTACTATTGTGTCAATACCACTTGTAAAGTTTAAATATTCAGGGAATGTAGTATTATTTTGTCTTAGATATTTAATCAATCTTTGTTTATAAAACTCTGCTCTAGTTCTATATCTATTTGCTACATCAATCATATCCTGCATTGATGGGTTTTCTGTATTATCACCTGACTTTCTTAATAAACCTTTATTATAAAATTGATATGATAACCCCATTGGTAGTTCACTCATTACATAATAAATAAGGCAATCAGCTACATAGTTATCTAGTAAAGCCTGTTCATCCATATTTAAGGTGCAATTATTTACACCATCTTGTAATCTATTATATAAAGTACTACCCAATGCAGGTAATATATACATATCTTGAGCAGTCTTAATTTCAGGCAATACTAATTTCTCATCTACATTAGCGTGTAAACCTGTTCTATCTTTGATACTTTGTACTGATATGAATAATGTATTTAATGACATTTCTTATTTTTTTCTTGTAACTATATTTGTTTTCCATTGATGGCGACAAGATTCACTTATCGTTCCATTATCATTCCACCAACCACCTTTTCTATCCCATACAGAATAGCCTAATCTAGCACTCATCATTTCTATATCACTTCTACTATATAGCTTTTTTGCATCTAATAAAGCAACACAAAATGGTCGGCTTGTTTTTTTATCTGTATCATTAAATCCTTCAATCCATTCATAAGAAAAACGAACCATAATTTCAGTAGTCTGTGGTTTTACATCTCCAACAGTCTTACTTAATGGTTGTGTTAATTCTCTTGATACAACAATGTTACTATCTATCCCTTTTCCTATTTTAGTTTCTTTAACCTTCAAAATTTTTCTATCTTCTAAATCCTTTAAAATAGTATTGATTGTATTAACATTTTCATCTAAAACATCTGCTAATACTTCAGGAGTAATATCCTTTTGTTTAGAAATTTGGTCAAGTATATCTGATTCCAATTGGTTAACATCTGCAAACATATAATAGTCCGCATCATCACTAAATCTTTTACTTGTTTTCCAAATATTAAAAGAATCTTTATTCTCACCAAACTCATAGAATACACTAAAATCTTGTGCTGCAAATTGTGCATCTAATTCTTCAGAACCTAACCAAGTATTAACTTCCTCATCACTTAAAGCATATCCTGTTTTAAGCATTGCAGAAGCCTGTTCTCTATTAATTTTACCTTTAGTAAATTCACGAATTATGCGCTGCATATTCTGCCATTCACGACCTTTTAATCCCTTTATATGCTCATTAACAGACAATCCCTGTGTAGGTGCAGCAGTATCAATAGCAGGTGCATATTTTGTCATATCAATACCAATCTTCTCTAATATCCATTCTTTAGGAGCAACAGAAACTATTGTTTGCTCACTGAATTCAATACCAACAGGTTCTGTAGGTATAATCTTAATTTCACTTGTAACACCTTTAAATTTAGCTAACATATTAAATACACTTTCTAAATGCATTTGTTTAGCATTTACATAAGTGTTTTTAAATATCTCGTAACCATCACGCATCTCTGTTCTGCTACCTAACTTACCTGCTTCAGCAATACCCATAATGGAAGGAGTAGTAACTTGATGCCCACTAAAGATATTAGTTTGAATTAATTCATCTACTCTACCAAAATCTTCTTTAGTTAAATCACTTGTACCTAAATCATCTACGACAGGCTTCCTAGATATATCATTGACAAAAGCAATCATATATTTCTTACCATCTGCACCACTATAAGTCTTTCTTAATCTATTATCTACATTGCGCTTCTCTTCATCATTAGGTTCACCATTTGGTAAAGTAATAAGTTTACTAGCAGAAAACCCTGTTTGTGCATTTCCTAAGATATGCTTAGATACTTCAATATCTGATTCTATATAATTTAATGCAGCAAAATATGAAGGCAATCCATAAATACCAATATTAGGTCTGTACTCTTTTATGTACAGAATTTGCTTACCTGTTGGTTGTTTAGGATTAAATGCAGCAATTACTTCAGGCTTAACCTTATTATCTTTCCAATCCTCTTTATACCAATACTGCGTATTATCTTTATTAGTTCTAATCTTGACATAATCACAATGCCATATTTCTGCAAGATTGCCTGCTAAATCCCAAATGATTTCTAAATAAGCACCACCAAATATCTCTACATCTAAAGAAACTTTTCTAGTTAAATCGTTTAAAGATTCAACCCTATTTGCTTTGTCTATAAAAGATTGAGCATCAGGCTCACCTGACCAACCATTACCTGTAATGTAGTGAACCTTACTTTTAATGATTGCACTATGCTTAGATGACTTATTATATAAATCTACTATGTATTCAGGATAATCATTGTTTTCCCCATATTTAATGTAGCCACCATCAATACCTTTCTTCTCTTTGAATTCAGGTTGTCTAGCTTCTGCGAATGTTAATACTCTTAAATCTATCATTGTCTAATTGTATAAGTGTCTGTTGTTGTATATGTATTATATGTCAAGGTAGAACCTGAAAGCCACATAATGCCTGTTTCTAGCTTGTTTAAGCCTGTTATATCTAAATTGGTACTACTAGCCTGTTCGTAAACTTCATAGGTGTATTGCCCTTCTAATTGATTTTTAAAATATGTATTTGTTACAATACTAAATTCATTGTACCTATTCTTGTACAAACTTGTATCAGTAGCATTTAATTTGATAAACTTTACCTCACAATTACTACTTCTATTTGTAAATACAAATAAATAATTAGGGTTAGTCAATAACTGCTTTTCAGTTAATGTCATTACAATAATATTTGTTTCGCCTTTAGTTAAATGTATCATCAAATATAAATAGCAATTATATGAATGTTTTCAAAATAGGTTAGTAATGTTATAACTTGACTTATATGCGTATATCTACGAATATATACGGATAAAAAAAACCCCCACCTAGAGAACTAGGCAGGGGAACTAACTATGAAAAAACTACAAACTATCCTGCAGTTGTTAAAGAAGTTATAATAGAACTACTTACTTCAGGGCATAAAGCAGGTTCTGCTCCACTAAAAGTTAAAGTGTAACCATTTCTATCTCCTTCAGCAGTTCCTGTTGCAGCACTACCACCTGTTAAATCTAAAGTTCTTGTTTTACCAAGATACCAAAATTTACCATTGCTATCTTTTGCAACAGCATTCAATCTATTTTGAGCTAATAAAAGAATTTCATTTCTTGTATTTGCTTGTAACTTATTTAAAATTATTGTTAATTCAGTTGTATAATACAAAGTACCATTCTGTACATTCGCTGCTACTGTTTCAGTAAACATTGAAGTACCTTTAACTAATTCGTATTTATAGAATCTCTTACCTGAAGATTTAGTGATTGCACTAATAACTCCACTTGCTTCGGTAATAGATGCGACATCTGAACTTGCAATAAAATAAACTTCAGTAATTCCACCTAAGGAATCACGACAATCTAGGGTATATCCCTGTGTTAATGCACACGCCATTTTTGTTTATTTTATAATATTAAAAATGGGGAGTATATTTCAACTCCCCTTATTATTTAGATATTCACTTTTACAACTTCATCAGGGAATGCGATATTCACACCCATTTTGAATTCTGCTGCAAAACGAACTTCATCAGCCTCTTTTGCAAAGAAGATGTCAAATTTCTCTTCTTCGTTCAATAAATCTGTACCTAAGAACAAGTTGCTTAAACGCATTGCGTAAACATCATTAGTAGCATTTAAGCCATTAACTGCTACAACTTTGATTGAAGTCCCTGGTAATACGAATTCACTATCAGCTTTACCATCAAATGAATATTGGAACATATTTGCATTCTTCAATGCAATAGTGTAAGTTCTGAAAGTATCAACACCACAGAAAATAGTCATATCATCAGCAGATACTACTTTAGCAGGAATTGCTTTATAGACACCATCAAATAATGAAACTACATTTGCTGCAGTAATAGAAGTCAAAGGCGCACCTGAAATAAATCCTGATACATTCGCATCAACTACACCACTTGCAGCACCAATCAATTTGATTAAACCATCAAACTTGTTTAAGTTACCATTAGCAGAAGCAGTATCTCCTTGCCATATTGCAGTTTCTAATTGAGCAGCAATAGTTTTAGCTTTTCTATCTGTGAAATCTTGCTCAAAAGGAATTGAATCATAAGTTGAACCTGTTGGTAAAGCCTTTTGTAAGTATTTAGCTTCTAAAGACTTAGGACATAAAGATTCTTGTACTTTGATTTTACCTACTGTTACAGTTCTTTGAGTAAAAGAAGTTGTACCACTTGCATTCCATCCGCAAGTACCACCTGCTTGGAAGAAAGCATCTGTATCCATAATGTTGATAGTTTGTGCTGATTTAACACCAACCATTACATTACCTGCACTCTTAATAAGAGCAGCAGTTTTTGCACCTAAAACAGAAGAAGTAACTAATTGTGCTTCGTTCTCTTTAGTGTAATTTGTTAATGAACTAATTGAAAATGACATTGTTTATAAATTTATTTGTTTAAAATTGCATTTCTATATTTTTGTAATCTTTCATATTTTGTATCGTTGCTAGATACATATGATTGAAAAGCATTTGCTGACTTTTGAGTAGGCTCTGCAGTTGGAGTATTTGAAAGTGCTTCTACTAATTCAGCTACTTGTGCAAACCCTTGTTTTACTTTGCTCTCTAATTCAGTAATCTTTATTTCTAATTGGCTTTTTTGCTCTGCAAATTCAGCCTTTAATGCTTCAGCCATAGCTTGAGTATCTTGTGCAGGTGCTACAGGTGCAGCAGGTGCAACAGGCTCTTCTACTACTGCATCTTCTTTTGGAGATGCGATTTCTATGATTGCTCCCATTTCATCAACTTGGATAGATGTACCATCCATTAATTGATATTCTCCCATTGGAGCAGGAGTACCATCAGCCATTTGAACCATACCACCAATCTTTAATTCAGAAATTTGAACTTTAGTTCCATCTGCTAAAGAGTATTCAGCCATTTGTACTTTAGTTACTTCAGGAGTAACAGGTGCAACAGGCTCAACTACTTGTGGCATATCTTCAAATATTGCTCGTATTTGTTTTAATGCTTCTTTTGGATTCATTTTATTTTTCTTTAAATGTTAATAAATTATAATGTTTATCACTTAGAACTCAATCTGTTCTAATATGTCTTTTATCTTTTGCATCTTAACTTGGTCTTGATTGGCTTTAGGAGTATAATTAAATATACCCTCAATAGAGAATCCGTTAATCTTACCTGCTTTAACTTGCTCCCATACTGCATCATTTTCTACCAACATAGAACAAAACCAACTACCATCAGGTGCATCTTCAAAACCTTTCATTGGTGATATGCCTCTAGTCTTATCACTAATAAAACTTTCAAACATAGTTACCCCTGTTTCAATTTGATTAGGGTCGTGCATTAGGTTTACATTGTTTTGATAGCCTTTTTTAAAGTATTTCTGTACAATTTTTCTAATAGTATCTTTAGAAAAAGCCACATAATAATCACCGAAACTAGCATCACTTCTAAAAATAGGCGTGTCAGCCAACATAGCGCAACCACTAATGATATGCTTATCTTCGCTAATGATTTGAAACTTTTGTTCATTTTTAAAGGCATTCCAATTCTTTTGAATTGCAGGTCTATCAACTAATGATACAAATTGCACCTCTGCATCATCTAATAAATTATCTGATATTTCCAACATATATAAAGGTAATTCCATACTCATAAATAGTATTTTTTAAAATATTAACTAAATCTTGCTCTTTGTCTTATTGCAGTTATTCTATCTTGACTGCTTGTTACATCACTTTCAACTACATATGCTCTTACTGCATTGTTGCCTATATCATTAATTGATTGTTGACTTATATTTGTAGTAGTTGCAGTTGGTAATTGTGGGGTAATTGGTGCTGCAGTAGACATACTAGGTACACCTACAGATGCTCCTGCAGAACCACCTCCTTTAAATTTAGCTATAGATGTTGCTGCTATTGTTGCTATACTAACTCCTGCTCTAATTTTAGCACCTGTTGCTGCTGCAGTTTTTACAGTTAAACCACCATCAGGAAATGCTGACCATAAAGGATTTGCATAATAACCTGCTATTTCTCTTTGTGTATCTACTACAACTTTAGCTATTGCCATTGCTCTATCAACAATGAATATTGTATTTGCTAATGCTTCATTCTTACCTGCTAATGATTCTAACAATCCTAAACCTGCACTAACTGCAGCAAATTTAGCATCTTCTAATTGATATTGTGCTTCTAATACTGCAGCATCATTTGCTTTTTTATTTGCTAAAGCATTATCATCTGAATCTTTTCTAATTTTGTTAACCTCAATAGTTCTATCAGTTATATATTGTAGACCTCTAATTCTATCATCTTCTGCAGCTTTTGCTGCATCAGCATCTGCCTTATCTGCTTCTGCTTGTAATTTTTTACCATCTTCTGCTAATGCTAAATCATCTTGTTGTGTTTGTAATTTTGCTCTTAAATTAAATGCTCTTTTTTCATCTTCTAACTTTTGTGCTTTCTTTCTTTCTTCCTCAGCTTTTTTATCTTTTCTTTTTTGCTCTTCATTATCAAGTATAGTTAATTCGGTATTTAACTCTACTCTTTTCCTTATTGTTTCATCCTTTTCATCCTTTAATAAAGATATTTGTGCTTTAATTCTTTGCTTTTTTAAATCATAAATTTTTGCTTCTTTTCCATCTTGTGATTGAAGAATCTTAATACTTTGGTCTAAAGAAAATATACTTGCTTCAGTTGCTTTTTTTAAATCATCTTGATTTCTTGCAGCTTGACTTGTTATACCTGCCCAATCTGTAACTGTTTGAACTATACCTTTAACTTTATCAGCAAACTCACCTAATGATGGAAAAAGATTATTAATAGTTTCTTTAACCTTCTCAAAGTTTGCAACTAATAAACCTATACCAATTGCTAATGCACCAACTCCTGTTGCTATAATAGCACCTCTTAAAGTACTAAATGCAGATACTACTTGTGTTTTAATAACTGTACCTAAGTTTTTAAAACTATCAATACTTTCACCAACTGCCTGTAAACCTTGTGATAAAGCCATTGCAGATTGAACCTTTAATAATGTCTTTTGGACATTATCATTTTCAGCACCAAATAAAGCCATTGCTCCTTGTACTGCACCAAATCCACCTGCAACACCTGATAAAGAAGCAGTAAGAGATTTAAACTTAGCATCAGGATTAAAGGCATCTGTTAATGCTTTTGCATCACCTATTCTATCTTTTAATTCGGCTGCTTTTTTTGCTGCTAAAGATGCTTGTTGTGATGTTGCTCCAAACTTATCAGATAATAAAGCAACCTCTGCCTGTGCTTCTCTAAGTTGCTTTTTAAGTGAACCTACTGAACCTTCAGCATTGGTTTTGACATTAATATTTAAATCATAATTTTCTGTTGCCATTAGTATGTTGTTTCAATTACTTTTAATAAACTTAATTTTGTTGTATTGTATTCCATAGGATTAAATCCTTCTACTTTATTCAATCTAAATAATACTCCATCTATCCATATAAACTTACTAAAGTCTAATGTATTAATATCATTAGTATTTAGTAAAGCATAACAACTTAATAGCTTACTATCTTTACTTGTTATCTCTGCCATATAATCACTATGATAGGCATTAAATAAATTAGTAGTAGGATATGATGTTGTTGTTATATAAACTTCTTTAGGCGCACCAAAGTTTATATCTTCATCAGGTATTCCACTTCCATTAAAATGCAAATGACCTGCATAACCATAGCTTGTTAATGTTACTAAATTACCGCTACTATTTTGTGCGTGTATATGCCAACTTGTTACACCTATTATTTTTTGCACTTGCATTATTCTTATAACACTATCCATTTGTTGTTCTTTAGTATTACTATCAGATAACTTTAATATTTGTGTTATTCTCTTATCTCTACCTGTTGCTTGTATTAATGGGCTAGATGCAAATATTACCTCAAGTGATTCTGTATCTTTACTAAAGTCATATAGAGTATCAAATAACCTATCACCATAGTTCTCATTATATTTCTTTTTATAGCTTTCATTATAGTAATCATTATCATCTTTGTATTTGAATTGGTAGTATCTTGCATTTAGTTCACTCATTGGTTTTATACTTAATGGCTTAGACCTGTCTATTTTATTAGACCAATCTAAAGCATTATCACTTGTTGTAGGATAAAAGTCTATGTATGGTTTTATAAATATCTTTTTCTCTGTAAATATATCATCATAGACATATAGATTATACATCTTACAAATGCTTAAAAAGAAATCCTTTTGAAATATTCCTTTAGGTATAGCATTGTTTATTTTAATAGCTTCGTTATAATTTAAAGGAACTACATCTGAACTTGTAGTACTTAAATTTAAACTGCCACCTGAAAATACTTGTAAGCTATAACTAGATGAACTACTTGTCCAATCTAAAGAGAAAGTCAAACTATCACTTGGATTAAAAGTTATTCCTGTTAGATTAATATTAGCAGTAAAATAATGTCCTGCAAATGGCGCACCAATATAATAACTTCCAATAGTAACCATTGCCTTTTTAACATTAAGTGTAGCTATTCCACCTGCAGTATATAAACCAACTAATTTAAAATCTAAATTCATTACCTTAGATGATGCACCTGTATAAATATATGTATTGCTTCCATATGTAAAATTACCTAAAGTAGTATTAGTAAAACCTATTGGTATAGTTGTACTTGAACCTGTATAAGTTGTAGCATTAGGAGTAGATTGTAATTGAGTATTGCTTACCGTTGTTAATACTTTTTGATTATGTGGGATTATTAATCTCTTAAATGGGTCTGTATTTAATAAAGGAAAGTCATAAGTATAACCACTTCCTGCAAATATCTTTTCTAAATATTCTTTTACAAATAATGCAGGTCTAAATGTCATTACATCATAATCTAATTTATCTGAACTATATGTTCCATAGTCAATCAATGGATAATAATAACCTGAACCATATCCTGAACTATTATTAGTTCCTCTAGCACCTGATACTTCCCAACTAGGGGTTATATTCTCGTGTATAAAAGTATGGTCATATGCGCTAAAATCTAAATCATCTTTTGAATTTTCATTACCTGTTAATCTTTTATTACCTAATGCAGATATAAAACCACCTAACTCACCAAAGACAGAACATTGATATTCTATCTTATTATTATCAATAACTATTTCTAATATTCTTAATGTGCCTTTAAATACTTGTATCTTATCTATAAATATTCTACACTTAGCAGATTTACTAGCATTAAAATTATAGTTAACATTTGGGAAAGTATTATCCGTAAAGTTTGCATTACCTAAGTCAAATACAAAACCAAAGATTCTATTGTTAGTAGAATTACCTGCTATGTTTATAGTCTTTGAGAAAGAAGTATTCCTAGAACCAAAATCTACAATATCATCAATAGTATAATTAAACTCTGTACTTATATTTTGTAATAAGTCTAATCTATAATCTTCTATATAAATTTCTGTGCTAATCATTATCTGTATTGGCTATTTAAATATTTAGAAATTTCAATATCTATTTCAAAATTAAATAACTTATCTGAAACCTCTAATTTGTATTGATAATTATTAGATGATATAACTACAGGGAAATAAGCACCTTGTACTTCTATGTATACAATAGGACTAGCAACTAATTGTGCCAACCATTCATAGTCTTGTTGGCTTACCCAATCCGAAACTAAATGGTACATATCTTTATGTTGAATAGAATAGCTTATTGTACTTTCATTATATTTATTATAATTATCTACATTGCTCATTTGATTTCCTAATAACTGCCAATCACTTCTTTTATAGTTGCTTCTAGTATATTCGCTAGACCTTTTATTAACTAATGCAAATTTCATTGTATCCCATCCCCCTAAACGATTAAGGAAATTAAGATTGAACTGTTTATATTTAGGATAACACTTTTGAGTAAATTTTAACTTCCTAGATTCTGCTGCACCTAATTTGATAGATACATTATAACCCCAAGTATTTGCATTAATTAAAGTTCTACCTGCGAAAGTATTAATACTAGCAGCACTTAAATTAAATATATTCATTTGCCCACTAAATGTAATTGAACCACTTGCAGTATCTATTACAGAACCTGCTTCGTTTACTACATCTATTTTAGCTGAATAAGAACCTGCACTTACTTTAAAAAATGTAGCATAAAATATATCACCATATTCAATTATAATATTATTTACATCTCGTTCAGTTAGCCAATCATTTGTAAAGTTTTGTATTAATAGGTTATCATAGTAATCAGATAGTACCAATGGTGTTTCTGCATTGCTTAATAGTATATCTGCAAATAATGGTTGGTAGTAATTATAAGCACTTAATGCACTTGATGCTAGGTTTAAATTAGTCAATAGATTGCCACCACTTATATACTCTTCTCCTATCTGTATTGTAGCATCTACTTTTATCTTATCATTTGAAGCTACTAATATAGAACTACCTGAAGGTTCAAAGTAATTAGTTGCATATGACCTAATCATTGGTGATGCATTAAATACTCCATAGCTTCCTTCGGCTGAAGGTGCAGGGAATATTTTAGTTCTACTAACCTGAGAACCACTAACATAAACATCATATACAAACTTAAATGAAGTTAAGTTTACATTAGTTGCATTAGTTGAACTTGATACATACCATAAACTATCATGCATACTTGAATATGGTGCAGGACTACTTTGTATTGTTATTGCCATTGTTTATTTCTTTACCTATTTGTCTAATTTTAATTTGAATATCTTTACCTAATGCTAAAGTCATTATATCAAAGAAGTTTTGACCAAATGTTTCTTTTGCTGCATTATCAAAGTAATGTGTTGAACTTAATCCTTTTCTATGTATTGACCTAGCAATAAGGAATGCTAAAGACTTTTTATCTTCTATTGCTTTTGTTTCTACTCCTAACTTTCTATATGGTTTTACCTGTGCTATCTTTTTTTTACCTGAATCTATCATTCTTTGTGCTACTGCAATAGGAATGCTTTTTTTAGATGGGTTAAATTTATAAGGTGTTTTGGTATCTGCCTTTATATTTTTTGTTCCCTTTACACCCTTGTTTACATATTTCCAATATTTAGATGCAGGTTCGTTTTTAGGATAACCTAATGACAAAGTATAAGTTGTTCCATATTGGACAACACTTATTTTAATATCTTTTATATCACCACTTGATATATTGTTATTTGCTATTAGATTATTTTGAGCAGTTACTATAAAATCACCACCAAATTGTCTAAGCAATGCTTCTACAACAGGAAGTTCCCCTTCTTTAATAGGTTTTTCTCCTATTGTATTTAGGATTCCACTTGCTAAAAACTCTGCCTGTGCTTTATTTATGCTCATACAAATAAATAGGAGAATGCCCTAAAATAACTAACCCCCACCTTTTTTAAGAGCAGGGGTAGTCAAACCAAAACCTAAACTATGCAAACTATCTTATTTTCTTTATCTGTTCATTATCAAAATCTGTCTTTGCTTTTAGATATGATAAGTTATTCAAGCACTCTATTGTACTCATATCATAGACCTCCGTAACTGTGCAATTTTCGTACTCGGCAATAAGTTTGGCTGAATACTGCCATCCAAAATACTGCATAAATTTGCTGCCACCTCTTTCGCTTTGTCCTCCTGCATCCCTGCTTCCTTCATTTTGTTCACCAAATAATCCTGTGAAACTTCTATCCAATTTCTGTATACTTGATAAAAAAAAACCAACGAGTGATAAACATCTACAAACTTAGCTTCAAGCATATCATTAGAATACTCCTGATGCTTACTTGCATCATATGGTTGGTCAACCCAAAAGCCTAGCTTTCTTTTTTGTGGTATTACCATTGTCGCTGCTAACTTATGCAGGTTGCCATATAAATCCTCACTAAATACCTTGCTTTCAATATACCTTGCGAATGGCATCTTGCTAATATCGTAGTTAATTCTGTACCTTCTACTCCTAGATATGGCTATATGCTTCGTAGGAGTGCCTTTAATCGGCTCATTTAAAAAAGTAATGGTTTTACTCAACTCTTTATATTCGTTTAAAGGAAGGCTATCTATTTGCATTTCAGTCATATTGTTGACTATGCCTACTAATTTAACTTCTAGGTCTAAATCTGTTGCATCCTTCTCTTTAGAATTAAGAGCAGTATAAATCTGTTGGTATTGCCATACACTTATTTTTTCCCACATAGGTCTTTGATTTTGCATAAAGATAGCATAATTAAATAGACTATACAAAATACAGGTACTGAAATAAAGAAGAATTTAAGCATTCCTAGTGTTTCTTTCATAGGTTATTTGTTTTGGTTATTAATTATTCTAAAATTGTAACCAAAATATTCCATACTTTGAGTGTCACCATAACCTAATTGCTCTAAAAAATCTTCTAATTCAATATCTGACATATTATATACATTAGATATTGATTTAATAGCAAGTCTAATTGCTTCATCTCTTGTTATATCAACTGTTGATTTCCATCCCATATTCTATTATTTAAGTTTAAAAAATAAATGTTTAATTTCATCAGGTATTAAATCCAATCTATCTGTTGCCCAAAGTCCAATTGTAGTATCTTTATAATAGATTAATTTCCCAATTTCTTCAATAGACCTTTTTGTTTCATTTATTGTTACTCTATCTTGGTTATAGGTTTGGTTGTAGTATTCTTCACACATAACGGGATGAGATTTATACCCATTTTTAAAATCTCTCATTATCTGCTCTTTTTCTTTTTCTAAAAAATAAGTCCCATCAATACTTATAGGATAAGTTTTTTCGTCAAATGATTTTTGTAATTTTTCTAATAATTCTTGCATTGCTGTTTTCATAAGTTATTTGTTTTGGCTTAATAATGTAAAATTGGTTTATTTAATTTAATTAATATTAAGTATAAATACTAATTATTATAGTTATCATTATAATATTCATCTCTACTATAATGTGGTAGAGTGGGGTGGTTTATTGGTATTTCTTGACCATCAGAAAAAGCTTTTTGTATCTGCTCTTTTTCTTTTTCAAGATATTTATTAAATCCTTTATCAAATATTTCATTAGCCATATAAGGATAATTAGCTTTTAATTCATCAAACCATTCTGTCATTGCTGTTTTCATAAGTTATTTGTTTTTAATCAATAAAGTTTAATTCTACTATATCAAAAGTATCTTGACTATCTAATTGTTCAATATACTTTTCAGCATCCATTCTATTTTTAAATACATAAGAATTATTAAAATAATATCCTTCATTTTTACTGCAAGATACTACTACATAACATTTAAAATCTTCATTATTGTTTTCAGTTGCAATAAGT